CTCCCTTGGGCAAAGATGTACTCCCATGCCTTCCAAGGTCCTGGTGGTTGGTACATTGAGAACTCCCTGACCACTCTGGGTCAGAAGGATCCTGTGTCTGAGCACAACCGTGAACTCTGGAACAGCGGTCTTGATTCCGATAAGGACACCGTTCGTAAGCAGAAGCGCAAACTGTCCTACTATGCCAACATCTATGTTGTGCAGGATAAAGCCAATCCTGGTAACGAAGGCAAAGTCTTCCTGTACAAGTTTGGTAAGAAGATCTTTGACAAGATCATGGAAGCAATGCAACCTGAGTATGAGGATGAGACTGCCATCAATCCTTTTGACTTCTGGCAGGGTGCTAACTTCAAACTCAAACTGAAGAAGGTTGCAGGTTACTGGAACTATGACTCCTCTGAGTTTGCTGCACCTGGTCCTCTCCTGGATGATGACGATGCACTGGAAGCAATCTGGCAGAAGCAGTATTCTTTGACTGCTCTGACTGCTGCTGATCAGTTCAAGTCTTATGATGATCTGAACAAGCGTCTGAAGATGGTCTTGGGTCAGAAGTCTGCACCTGCTCGCTTTGATGAGGAGACTCAAGGTGAAGACAGTGATCGTGGATCTTACACTCCCGACTTCCAAGCACGTCGTCCTGAGCCTACTGCAGACTTCAATGCACCGGACATCACTCCCACTAAGTCTGCTGACTCAGATGAGGATGATGCTCTGTCTTACTTCCAGAAACTTGCTGAGGAATGATGAGATACAACCAGTTGTGTTTAACTCTTCTGGTTATCGCAGCATATATTAATCTACTAAAATAGTCTGATATTATCAGCAGTTTTCAAGGTTTCAGTCTTATATTGACTGGAACCTTTTTTGTATCTCATGATATCTTCAAGATCATCAATGATAATATTTAAATATCTTTTCTTTAGTAAATATATACTTCTCTTATCATTGTTCAACTTCTCTTCGTATTGATAGTTTGTGATCTCAACCACTGGTCTCTCTGTTACCATTCCAGATCCATCATAATATGTAAACGAATAATCAGAAGGAACTTTTAGACCTTTCTGAACCATGATAACTCCGTCATCATTTTTAATTTCAACGGTTTCATAATGATGAGCGTTATTTAAATTTTCATAAGTTTCATATTTTTCAAGTAGATACTTATCAAATTCAAATTGAGGCATAGGCCACTCGCTTTGAATATTCAAAATGTTATTACTTGTCAATACAACCCAATCTAAATTAGATCTACCATACTCTTTGAATGCAACATTATCTGGTCTATCATCACCCTTGATTTCATACTTAGTGAAGAAAGACAGATCTTGATAGATGTCTTGCTTTAGAGTAACTCTCTTGAATAAATTTTTAACATTAATATAATCCGATATGTTAGCATCGGGTAGTCTACTAACGTATTCAAAATCTGGAACTTTACTGAAATAATTTGACATTTTAGAAACCTATATTAGTATCATCAAAATCACTATATTCATCATTGTATACTGGTTCAAGTTCTTTGAACTGAAGAGACATCGCATATGATGACATCGCACCATCTTCATACGGTGCATAGTTTCCCTCAGGTGTATATTGAATATTACAAGATAGCAAGGCACACTCCTTAAATCTGTTTAGGAATTTGCTATCTTCACCCTGCTGCACATATTTGATTCTAAATGTGTGTGGAGTTTTTAGAAACAATCTCGATTCATCCCTGATTGGTGCCATCCCTTGTTTAAAAAATCTGATTATCTCTACAATTCTTGCTGCCTCATCCGAACTCCTGGGAGACATTTTAAATTCAAAACTAAACGGTCTTAAAGATGGTCTTTGAAATAACAACTCAAGGTTTGGATTAAGGATAACTCCTTGAGTTCTACCAAGTAATGAGTTGATGTCAGATCCAATTGCTGACGCTGCTGTGGCACCACCAATAGCACCTTTAACTGCCCCGGTATTACTAACTACCTGGTTTTTCAAATCACCCAGAGCACCACTAAGTCCATCACCAATAACAGAATCATTATCGAGCATGGAAAGAGCAATACCTGCACCTGCGATCTGTAGTGGATTCATTGAATCGCCACCCCAGTCACATGCATTAGCATCAGAAATTCCACCTGGGATTGGTAGAATAACTGAACCAATAGATGCTCTATCACTGTTTCTTTCTGTGAATCCAAACCCACTAACTTTTTTGGGTTCATACTTTAACATATCAAATTTAATAACATCTTGTGCCTCAGCCATGTCTACTGGATACCTAAGACCTGTTGGAAAGGAGTCTCTTGTTTTTGCGTCTGCTTTAATTGCACCAGATGGTCGAGAATTATCTCCAGTTTGAACTTCATTCAGGGCAGCATTACCAGATCCATTGGCAGATTTATCAATAGTTGAATCAGTTACACCATCAATATTATTATCTACTAATTCATCCTTTACACTATTAACAGAATTCTTAATTCCATTTCTCATTTGAGATTTAGGATTTCGTAAGTCTCTTCTCTCTTCAATTGATGCGTTAGATGAAATTTCATCTTTAGTAAGTTTTCCGTCTTTATCAACTTGAACAGTTTGAACTAAAACTTTATTGTTTCCTTTATTATCAGATCGATATGTTTCTCTTTTGACTGATCCATCCGCAAGGGTGGTTACATCAGTTACATAGAAAGAATCACCACCAGCAGTTCCTCTGTTGACTTTGAATTTTTCTGCTGTTTTCGATGCCATCAGATATGGTGGTTTTTATTTATTTAGCACCAATTTTCCATATTGTAATGAGAGTAAATCATCAAGTTCATCCTGTTGAACAATGTATACTTGAGTTCCTAATTCTTCCCAAGTATACTGTCGATATTCCTGATGATGAAAGTTAATCCCGCGAAATCCCCACTCAAATAAATCAGTCACTGCAACCAACGGGTGTTGATCGTATCTGATGTTGGGAGTCTTTGCAAAGTATTTGAAGGTGCAGATGTTTCCTTCCTCAGGTATGGGTGTTACAGTATCATTCAGTGCATACATGATCAATTCCATTCTGTCATCAACATTAGTCTCTGATTGAATGTCTTGTCTTACTGGTTCGATACGGTTCATTTGATTCCGAGTTCGTCCTCTGTAATTACTTTGAATTCAATTCGTCTGTCTTCACAGAACTCAACTGCAGCTTTCCACTTTGCTTTATTGACTTCCCAGGTCTTACACTCATACAGATATGATTTGGTCACTCTCTTTCTCTGCTTTGGTGGTTGAGTTTGTCTCTTTGGTTTGACCTCAACCACATAGGTTTTAATTTGTCCTGTGTTTTCTTTAACCTTTATAATGAAATCAGGAAAATACTTATGAACTCTTTTGTCAAGTGGTGAAATGTATGGTATGAAAAATTCTTCACTACCCCACTCAAGAATGTTTTCGTTTAGATCGCAATAGCGACAAAACTTGCGTTCCCAACTACTTCGACATATAATATTGTTAGGGTTGCCCTTATATTTCTTAGGAAATGATGGACTGTATTTGCTCTTGATACTTTCTGCCATACATAATATATAAGGTCAAAAAGTATTTATAGATGGCAAACACCGCCAGAGAAAAAGAAGTAGTAAAAAGAGTCAACGTTGATACAGTGAAGTCTAATCTCATGAGACCTTCACTGACTGCTTACTTTGCTGTTCAAATTCCTGTCCCAACTAATAATGGAGCAGAAACAAAAGTAGCAGGTAAACTAAGAGAGGTTCTTGACACTTCAAAACAAGAAAAACTTAATCTTCTTTGCACTGATGCATCATTACCTGGATCTCAGTTGACCACGATGGAGATCACAAATGATCGCACTGGTGTGACTGAGAAACATGCTTATCGTAGAATGTTTGATGATAGAGTTGATTTTACTTTCTACGTTGATGCCGATGATTATCTTCCCATCAGATTTTTTGAAACCTGGATGAAAGCAATTATGAATGAGGGTAGTGAAGCTACTGGTAAAGCATATCATTATAAACCAACATATCCTGATGAGTATACTGCTGATCAAGGATTGAAGATTTTGAAATTTGAGAGAGATTATAAACAGGTCTTGACTTATGAGTTTTTTAGATCTTTTCCTCTAAGTATTTCATCAATGCCAGTATCATATGGTGGTAATGATTTATTGAAGTGTACTGTTTCAATGTCATACATTAGATATATTCAAAGTGGTCCGACCAGTGTCGGCGGTTTCTTTGGAGACAATAAAGAAAGTCTCCTTAGTGAACCAAATAAAAATCCATTCTCTTTTGATCCAACAAGATTTGGATCACAGATAATCAATAATGGTATCAATGATCTATTTAATTCATTCTCCAATATTGGTTAATAAATAATCGTACTGAAATACATCTATAGGACATCATGCCTTTACCAAAGATTGCAACTCCAACATATGAGTTGGAACTACCTTCTAGTGGACAGACTGTTAAGTTTAGACCTTTCTTAGTAAAAGAAGAAAAAGTTCTTGTCCTTGCACTAGAGAGTGAAGATACAAAACAAATCACCAATTCGATCAAAGCAGTCATCAAAGGTTGCATTCAAACCAAAGGAATTAAAGTAGAGAGTCTTCCTACATTTGATATTGAGTTTTTATTCCTCAACATCAGAGGAAAGTCTGTTGGAGAAAAGATTGAAGTAAATATTATTTGTCCAGACGATGAAACCACAGAGGTTCCTGTCGAGATTGACTTGGATGAGATTCGTGTTCAAAGAAATGATGATCATACTAGACAGATTAAACTTAATGATACTCTTATGATGGAAATGAAGTATCCATCTCTTGATCAATTCATTAAAAATAATTTTGACTTTGAAGACAAGAATGTAATGGATCAATCGTTTGATCTGATTGCATCTTGTGTGGATAAAATTTATTCTGAGGAAGAGGTATGGGCAGCTGATGACTGTACAAAGAAAGAGATTAAAGATTTCCTTGAGCAGATGAATTCATCTCAGTTTAAAGAAATTGAAAAGTTCTTTGAGACCATGCCTAAATTGTCTCATAAAATTAAGGTGACAAATCCGAATACAAAAGTTGAAAGTGAAGTTGTTCTTGAGGGGTTAGCAAGTTTTTTCGCATAGCCCTGATACACATGAGCACGCTTAGTTATTATAAGCTTAACTTTGCGTTGATGCAGTACCATAAATATTCATTAACTGAGATTGAAAACATGATGCCTTGGGAGCGAGACATCTATGTTGCATTATTGGAACAACATCTTGAAGAAGAAAAACTAAAGCATCAGCAAGCGAATGGCATCTAGGGCGACTACCGATCCAATAGAAATACTCTTAGAGATGGGTGTAGACCTAGATAATCTCTCCGAAGAGGAGGATTATCTTAGTGCCTTGATGGAGGCAGTCAATATATTAACAATTAAAGATGCAAGTGATCCTCGCATTGGATTCTTAGCAGACGAAATAAGAAAGGTAAGGCAAAAAAGAAAAGCAGCAGACCCTAAGTTTAAAACAAAGAAGACTAAAATATCAGCAGACTCCTTTAAAAAACAATCCCCAGTTGCTAGAGTCAGACAAAAGGCACTCCCCGGAACTGCTAGAGGTGGTGCGCTCGATACAACAAAATCCTCAAAAGGAGGGGCGCTGGTCAAACAACCTGGTGAGGAAGAAAAAGAACCAAATATCTTAGAGAAAATTCTAGCAGGTGTTACTTCAATTCTTGAGACTCTAAATGAGCAACGGGAAGCTAATAAAGATCGTGCGGATCAACAAAGAAGACTTCAGGAAAGAAAAGGTAGAAAAGCAAAAGAAGATAAACTTGAGAGTGGGATCTTCAAAGGAATAGCAAAGCAAGCAAAGAAGATTCTCAAACCTGTTGAGGGATTACTAAGTCGGATTCTTAAATTCATAGGAACAATCCTAATAGGAAAAGTTCTTCAGAAAATTGTTGATTGGATGAGTGATCCTGATAACCAAGGAAAACTTGATGCAATAGGTAACTTTTTAAAGAATACATGGCCTGCATTACTTGCAGCATACTTGTTATTTGGAAATAGTCTTGGTCGGTTTGCAGTAAAACT